GGTCGAAGTTCTTCAACTTGTTGGATATGCTTTCTATTTCATTGAACGTGTCCTTGGCCTGGTTTATCACGTCGAATGTCTCGTCATACTTGTTTCCGAACTCTGTGATCAACTCCCGTGCCTTGATAGCACTTGTTGAATTGCCCATCTTGTCTTTTAGAAATCTCTCCGAGTCTGCCTGGAACTGTCCAAGCCTGATGCTCTCTATTTTACTGATCCTGTTTTTCTGTTCCATGTACTCCACCGTGCCCGGTGTGTTGGCACGTTTACTCCACTGTATTGTGTCCAGTCTTCCTTGGTCCAAGCTCGGTAGGAGTCCTTCCGAAGTGAATCCCTTGAATCTTGGCATGGGTTCGTGTGTGACGAATCTGTGTACTGTGGTCTTTGTTTTCTTTGTGAAAGATTGTAGTGGTTCAATGCCCTTCTTGGCCAGTTCCACGTCTCCCTCTTCCCTGGGTGTCATTCCCACCTTGTCAGTGGTCAGCCAATCTGGTCCCCATTGTGGACTCGCACTCGTTGAGTTCATGTGTACCTGCGATCCTGCCAGGTGTACTGCTCCACCGGCTCCGTGCAGTTGTACGCCAGGTGTGAATGATGTCAATCCGTCCCTTGCGAAATCCCTTATGGATCCTGCCTGTGAGCTGTTGAATATCCCCTGGTCTCCGATGTTGAACATGGCCGAGGCCGACTGTATCATGTCTGTCTCCGCACTCATCCTCACGGATCCTGCGGCGTGCATGTTGATGTTGGCATCACTGTGTAGGTTGAAGTCACCCTGTGTCCTGATGTTTATCCCTCCCACTCCCGAGTAAAGATCTATCTTGCCGTCCCGGTTCATCTCTATCCATGCGTTACCTGAACCATTGGCTATGTAAACTATGCCGTCTGTGTCATGCATCAGCAATTGGTGTCCAGAGGCCGTCCTCAATCTCGTCAGTTGGTTGGTACCGTCAGCGGCTCCGTCGTCCATGGTGAACGTGTGTCCCGGTGTCCTCACGACATAGTCAGTCGCTCCTGAATCCTTTGGTCCTACCTGTTGTTTAGTTGTTCCGATGTCTTTACGACCCGGGGTGCTGATACCAAAAACCTGGCTGGGTGATTCCCTACGTGCTGAACTTGATGTGTTACCACGTATATCGTCTGCACTCAATCCCTGTTTGACCAATATGTCAGCAAATGGGTGTATGGGCAGTGACGTTCCCTCGTAATTTCCGTTTACCAGTGCTCCTGGGGTTCTCCTGTTGAGCTCTCCTGCGGGAACATTTGTTGATCCATACGTTGATATTTTGTCTTTCTGATATCCTGCATCTGCACCTTCGAATGTTCCATCCAGGCTGTCGTGTGTGTTGGTACTTGACGCTATGCCTGGTACCATGTGGTTGGTGTAGGGATCCTGTATGCATCCTATCCAGTAGGCCTGCTCCATCTTGCCCTCTGCAAATATCACTAGAACTTTTGTTTCAAGATCAGGTGGTACTCCCCAGAAACCATAAGAGTGCTGTGAGTCGTTGTACTCCCTTGATGCACCATTCGTTTTCTGGGCGTCCTTGGCCCCGTAGAACGGTGAAAGGTAGTCACAGGTCACTAGCTGATTCTCTGTAACGTCCTTGGAACCTACCTTCGCGAGACTGGGTATAAGCACCGATAGTCGTCCCATCCTCGTTGGATCGGAGTTGCCCTTGACTATCCCAAAGTATGGTCCCGGATTGGAAGTTGACCAGTCTTGGTCATTGCCTGGAGCAACAGGTGTTGATGCGTCTCCTTTTAAATAATCTTTAAGTGCCATTTTATTTTTTTACTATGCTTGATAGTTTATCCTTAAATTCTCTTTTTACATTGTTAATTAAGTCATCAATTCCTCCCAACGCGGCCCTCTTGGCCAAAAGCATTAGATCTGTTTTTGTTGTTAGTTTACCAGCCACTGATAACGATGACTGTGGATCAGATACCTCGATGCCCTGGTTGTTGAACCTGGTCATTGTCAGTACATTTGTGTATCGGCCACTATCAAAGCTGTGTTCCACCTGTACCACCCTGTAGAGTCCGGAGAATTCCGCTGACTGGTCACTACGCATTTCATACACGCCTGTCTGGTCATTTATGTCCGTTGGCATCCTGAACTTCAGCAACACCACTGGCTCTGCCAGATCGGCATTGAAACAGTGCAGTTTTGAGTTCCATACCTTGTCCGAGGAACCGTGGAAGTAATCCATGTTTGTGTCTGTGTGCGTTCCATCCCCTGACGTCTGTGGGGTTGCCGGTATGAACTGTGACTGTCCCAGGTAGGCCGGGTCACCCAGTATGGTCATCCTGACCACCACCATGTCCGCGAGTGGGTGTGTCAGTGAATCAAGGAAAGCGTCCAGGACCGGTGCAGTGCCTCCCGTCTTACCTGCTGTCGCTGACTTGACCCCACTAACTTCTGAGCTGAGGTGAAGATTCCCGTCACTGCCCTGTCCCCTGGCTGTTGATCCACCTGTTGCTTTACTAATGTTATCCGGGCTGACTATGTTGATCTTCCTGGACTCGCTGGAGTCCACGTCCTTCAGTCTGCTCTGGAAATAGGCCACCCTGTACTTGATGTCTAGGTCCAGTATGTCAGTGTTCTCTCCCGTGAATATGTAGTTGTATTTCTTGTGTACGAAGTTCTTGAATGCTTGTCCTGTGCTGGCACCCGGTATTGCCAAGGACATTGCATGTACCTTGTACGGTTCTATCGTGTAGATGATTTTCTTGACATTCTTGTTCCTTATCTTATCAAATTTTGGTGTTGGTACCACACTGCTTTTTATCCTGAAGTAATCATAATAGAAACTTTCCGTGGGTGCCTCGTCAAAGTCATAGGCCGGTGTGAACTTGGACACAGGGTTCTGGTCTCCTGTGTTCTTCGTTTTGAATTCTTCGAATTTGTCGTCCGTGAAATCTGGGTGTCCCTTCATTATCTCTTCCAGTATCTTTATTACAGCATTGTTTTGATTGAACCTCAGGTAGTCCTGGTTACGTGGTCCGGTGCCTTGTGTCACAAACATTCCTGCCTCGTCTATAGAGAAAATATTGATCGTCACTTCGGGCCTCAGTTTTTCGTTTATGGATATTTCGTACACATCTGGATGTTCTATCAGTCCCGCATCTCTTTCGTCTTCATTCTGTTTGTTCAGTGCTTTTTCAAGTTCTTTCACCACACCGCCCAGTGTGTTGTTGTTGGTCAATGACAGCTTGCCTGTGGTCCTGGGGTAGTTGTATCTGTTCGTAAACGCACCCTCACTTATCGGTATCGCTGACAGGGTGTATGACGTGCCGGCACTGGTGATCGACATGTCCATGTCAATTAGCTTAATCGGTATCCTACGATTGAGTGATCCTTTCACCTTGTCTGATATGGTGTTACCCAGTTCGTCAAATCCTGTGAAGTTCATGGTCAACAGGAACGGTGCATCCAGGTGGTCCAGGTAGCCGTTGTTGAATGCGGCACCCCTGACCTTCTCCAGTAGGCTGATCCCAGCGGGTTCTATCAGTTCCATCTTTATCTGTGTTACCCCTGTCAATCTTCTCTGTTCGTTGAGTCCCGGTATTGCATTCATGTTCACGCTTTTGAAATATATGTCTCTGTTATTGGCCAGTGTCGCCTGGCTCTTTTCCAGGGCACCCTTTAGCCGTTCATTGCCGGGGGTGTTGATTAGTTTATCGTTGGGGTCACCAGCAACATTTCTCATATTGTTTTGAGTATCGGCCGTTGTATCACTCTTGTTGGCGTCAGGACCTATGCCCGAACTCCTGGCAATTATGTCATGCGGTACCGATTGCATCAGCAATTTGGTGTTCTCCAGTTCTCCCTGGCCTAAAGCACTCAGTGTGAACAGCACATTGTACGAGGCATACTCGAACAACTGGTTGGGTTCTGATATGTCAACTACCGGCTGTGTTTTATCATCTGTACTGGTCGTGGTACTGTTGTTTCCATCGGAATTATTATATTGTCTGCTACGATAATCTTCCTGGGCGTTGTAATCTGCCGCTGTTGTTCCACCTGCAGTGAAGTTGGCATCGTTGTCGTAGAAATTCTTTTTAATTCTATCGTTGACCGCCTTTGATCTAGAGTTGGCCTGCTCATCGATAGTTTTAATGTTTGACGTTGTGCTTTTTGATGATCTATAGGTAAATCTTTTGGTCATGATTAAATCCCCAGATCTTTGAGAAGAGTTTCTTTCTTGGGCAACTGTATGGTCACGCCCGGTTTGAAATCGTATATGGGATCTTCCAGCTGGTCCGGATTACGTTGCACGAACACCCACCACAGCCTGGGTGAACCGTAAAGGTCATAGGCCAGTAGGTCTGGTCGGTATGCGTAGGTCCTCTCTATGGTGTAGCTCTGGTCATCCTGTTCAGCTGTGATGGTCCTGGGATTCAGTATGCCAAGATGGTCTGGCATTTCCTGTGTGGTCGAGTACGGTGATGTGTTTGAGTAAATTGCCATTAAATGAAGCCCACCTCATTAGAATCCTTGCCATTCAGCTCTCCACGCACGAATTTCTTCATCGAGAAGTTCTTGATAGACTCCCTCGAGTAGATCGGTGTTATCAGCACTGATATGTTTGACAGGGTTGGTGCCCAGGTCTGATCATAATCGGATGCCTCCGGCTCGTTGGGGCTTCTTGCTGTCGTTTTATTGTACACACTACCTTGTTTGGTGGAGATGTAGTCTATTCCTGCCCTAAGTTCAACGTTGAACGAATTCAACACAACCGGTATCTTGTGGAACATGTGATCACCATATCCAAACAGGTGCAGTATCGGTGGTGGATTTCCTTTCAACCCATTGCCATCGTCCTTACCAAAGAACATCTTGGTCGCCGTCCTCAGGAAGTTAACAGTCGCCACCCAGTGCTTGGCATCATCAGAATTCTGTACCGGAAACTCACCAATTATGTTCATGCTGTCCACTTGTGAATTCTGGTAGGCCTGGTGTGGATAGTTGCTGTGTGTCATGTCCATGGCGTTGTAGTTGGCCGAGTGCTGTATCACCATCGACGGAGTCAGGGGCCAGAAAATACCACGTGACCCTGCCAGTGGTTGTAGCAGTGGATTCCTATCAAAATCAAAGAACTGTGCCAACGGTCCGTCAGGGACCTGTAATCTCACACGCCAGTCTTTCTTGTCCTTCCTGCCTGACCACTTGGCCCTGGCGTTCACAATCCTGCTGTCCGTGGAAATGCCCGAACCCAGGAGCCTGCCCACTGTCCTGTTGAATATGCCCGTGCTTACGTTCTTTACTAGTTTTCCAACTTGTTTTCCTGCTTCTCCGTATTCCATCTTAATGGTTGATTTCCTTTGTTAAATTCAGTATACTTAAACTATATTTATAGGCATTATTTTAGGCACACTTAATTACCCATACGGCACGAATCACAACAACACAAGGTAAAGGAATTATGAAGAGAGTAAAGTACCTAAACAACAGAGATCTATTGGCACAGATACACGCCAGCAAGAACACGTATTGTTCATACATAGCCCCGGAAAATGCACGTTATGATCTGATAGTACCCAATCTTAAGAAGATCAACGCCAGTGCCGTTACGATGGCCAGGAAGGCCAAGGCCAAGAGGCTCACGCAGGAAGCATGGGAGGCGGCCAAGGATTCGGGTCTCAAAAAAATTAAACTAGTGGACTACACCGTGTCACCTAGGAAATTAGAGAAGAAGGAACTTGTGTTCAGGGTCATGATGTTTGATCATGTGCCATTGGACAGTGAGAGGAAGAAGAATCCTAAACAGACGGCGGATCATCACAGCAAGGTGAACTTCCCGCCCTTCCAACACTACAAGTTTGACGAAAAAGGAAAATTAGTGTGTGTGGGGAAATCACACTGGATTGGCGGAATGGAGAACGGAAACTTCTCATGTGACCACGGCAAGATGACCAACACACTTGCGATGATGTACATGAAGTTGTGTGAGAGATACGGGACCAGATCAAACTGGAGAGGTTACACCTACAACGACGAGATGCAATCACAGGCACTGATGCAACTGAGTCAGATTGGTTTGCAGTTCGACGAGTCAAAGTCCGACAACCCGTTCGCATACTACACAGCGGCCATCACAAATTCATTCACGAGAATACTGAACATCGAAAAGAAAAATCAATCGATCAGGGATGACCTACTGGAATACAACAGCATGATGCCAAGTTTCACTAGGCAGAACGAGAACGCCACTAGTGCACCTTCATACAAGAAGATGATGGAGACTGTACACGGAGAAGTACACGAGGTCAACAAGACCGGACTTGCAAAATTAAACAAGAAATTCAAGAAGACTGGCAAGATTGACATGAAAGCGGATCTAGATGCAGTCAAGTTTAAAAATAAGATTGACATGACCAATCATAAACCAACAGTAAAGAAGAAATGGTAACACATGGCATTCTTTAAGAAAGTCGCTTGTTTCACAGACATACACTTTGGGTTAAAGGGTAACTCTAGGATCCACAACGACGACTGTGAAGACTTCGTGCGATGGTTCATAGAACAAGCCAAAGCAGAAGGCTGTGAGACCTGTATATTCCTAGGCGACTGGCACCATCACAGATCGGCGACCAACGTTAGCACGATGAACTACACGGTGTCCAACATGGAACGACTGGGTGCGGCATTTGAAAAAGTCTACGTCATCATGGGCAACCATGATTTATATTACAGGGAGAAAAGAGAGATCAATTCTATGGAATACATCAGGAACATTCCCAACATACACATTGTCAACAATTGGTTGGTCGAAGACGATGTGGCGATTATCCCATGGATTATAGAAGACGAGTATAAAAAGATTGAGAAAATGAAGCAGAAGTATGTGTTTGGACATTTTGAACTTCCGTACTTCAAGATGAATGCTATGGTAGATATGCCAGATGTTGGTACTATACAGTCAGATCATTTCGCAGGTTGTGGAAAAGTATTCTCAGGACACTTCCATAAGAGACAGTACATGAAGAATATAACATACATGGGTAATGCGTTTCCCCACAACTACGCAGATGCTTGGGACGACGACAGAGGTATGATGATATTGGAATACGGTGGAGAACCTAAGTACATTAATTGGCCCGATATGCCGAGATATATCACTATCAAGATTTCAGAACTTCTTGCAGATCCCGACAAATATTTAAAACCAAAGATGTATGTAAGAGTTACACTAGACATTAAGATAAGCTACGAAGAAGCAAACTTTATTAGAGAAACATTCATAGACAAATACAGTTTAAGAGAACTACAACTGATACCCGAGCAGGTAGACAACGCACAACAGCCAACAGTACAAGTACAGAAGTTTGACAGTGTAGACCAAATTGTTATCAAACAGTTACAAGGCGTTGATTCGGAAACGTTTGATAAGAACATATTAACAGCAATTTACAACGATCTTGATGTCGCAAATTAGTAAAAAGAAATTCTGGGATATTTTAAAGAGGCTCCCTGCAAAGAAATGGCCTTCGAACATATCAGACAAAGACACTCCGCAAAGTGTCTGGATAGCCGGTTACAAAAGATGGCGTAAACTAATGGATAAAGCAAATGCTAACGATTAAAGAACTCACAGTCAAAAACTTCATGAGCGTGGGCAACCAAGTGCAGGCCATCAATTTCGCTGACAAGAGCTTGGTTCTGGTCATCGGTGAGAACATGGACCTAGGCGGTGATGACGCAGGTGCTAGGAATGGTACTGGTAAGACAACAATCATCAATGCACTGTCATATGTGTTCTTTGGTGAAGCATTAACAAACATCAGAAGGGACAACCTTGTCAACAAAACTAACGAGAGGGGCATGGTAGTAAGTGTTAAGTTCATAAAGAACGGAGTCACATATACGATCGAAAGAGGAAGAAAACCCCAGATATTCAAATTCTATGCAAACGACATTGAACAAAATTTAGAGTCCAATGAAGCACAAGGTGAAAACAGAGAAACACAACTAGAGATCAACAAGTTAATGGGAATGACCCATGCCATGTTCAAGAACATAATAGCATTAAACACTTACACACAACCATTTTTATCAACCAAACAAGCAGAGCAAAGAGAGATCATCGAGCAGTTGCTGGGTATAACTTTGTTGTCTCAAAAAGCAGACCTGTTGAAGGAAAAACAGAAAGCAACCAAACAATTACTAACAGAAGAGAAATTAACAATAGATGCCAGGGTCGCATCAAATGAAAAAATACAGGAATCGATTGAAAGCCTAAAGATAAGGTCCACTGCATGGACAAGTCAGAAAGAAGAAGACATAAAAAGTTTCCAAGAAGCAATAGCAGAACTGGACAAAGTGAACATCGTAAAAGAATTGGATGCACACAAGAGACTGTCCAAACACAACGAGATGCAGACTGCGTTGAGAAGTCTAGAGAAGGAGAAAGCGTATCATGAGGATTCGTTGGCCAAGGCAGAAAGCACCGTGGCAAAGACTGAGAAAGATCTGGAGTTTGCGGAGGCGGCCAAGTGTCCCACATGTGAACAGGAACTGCACGACGACAAACACGAGCATCTGGTCGGAAAACTTAAATCAACACTGACAGAATCAATGGAGTATGTGTCAAAACTCAAAAACGACCTTGTAAAGATACAACAGGACGTGGATGCAATAGGTGACCTAGGCAACATACCAGACACATACTACGACACAATAGACGAAGCGTACAATCACAAAGGTTCGTTGCAGGATCTAAAACGTCAGCTGGAACAGACTGAGAAAAAAGAGGATGTGTATGCAGAACAGATTGAAGAAATGCAAAGCAAAGCGATACAAAAAGTTGACTTTGAAAAAGCAAACGAAATGGAAGATCTACACAGGCACCAAGAGTTCCTGTACAAGCTGTTGACTGCGAAGGATTCATTCATAAGAACAAGGATCATAGAACAAAATTTATCTTACTTAAATCAACGTCTGGCGTACTTCCTGGGCAAGGTCAAACTGCCACACACAGTGGTGTTCCAGAGTGACTTGTCTGTACAGATCGAGGAACTGGGTAGAGAACTGGACTTTGACAATTTGAGCAGAGGAGAGAGGAACAGACTGATCCTAAGTCTGAGTTGGGCATTCAGAGATGTTTGGGAAAGTCTTTATCAACAGATCAACCTGTTGTTCATTGACGAATTGATTGACGCTGGCATGGACATATCGGGTGTTGAGAGTTCGATGGCAGTTTTAAAAGACATGAGCAGGACACAGAAAAAGAACATATTCCTGATCTCCCACAAGGACGAATTGGTAAGCAGGGTGAACTCCGTGCTGAAAGTGGTAAAAGAGAATGGCTTTACCAACTATGCCAATGATGTTGACATAATTGTTTAATTTTTATGTTGACAGAACCACATCTTACGTGCTTTAATAACACTAACGTTAATTAATGTTATCGTACGAACAACAAAGGAAGGACTAATATGTCACAAGAAACACATGAATCGATCATGACCGAGATCCAGACTTACTCAGAAGAGAATGGGAAGTTTGTAGACAAGGGTGTTAAAGCTTCGGCAACAAGAGCCAGAAAAGCGTTAGCAAATCTTTCAAAGCTGATCAAAGCAAGAAGAAAAGAAATACAAGAAGTCAAGAACGCGGCAAAAACAGCGGCGTAATTTTCGTTAACAATTATAATTTTAAAACCCTCGGCTTTTAGTTGGGGGTTTTTTATGACTTAAGGATCCCCTTGCCGTGTACCCTCACACGGATATGACCGTTGTAGTAGTCCTTGGTTTCCAGAACTTTACGTGAGAACTGCTCACGTGCTTCCACGTAGGATAGTTCTGACCTCGATTTACAGTAGAACAGTATCTCTCTTTTGAAATTTTCTTTGCCCAGTTTGTGTATGTCCATGGTCAGCTCATCGCTGGATCCATAGTAGTCTTGCCAATCGCTGTCCACCTTGTACCTACGTTTGTTCCTGTTGCCTTTGAGTGGCGGGCGAGATCTTTTAAATCTTGCAAGTTTCTTGCCTATGTACTTCCTGCCATTGATGATATTTGTGATCTCGTAAACAAATCCTTCGCATTCCTCGGGTAAGATGGTAATTTCATTTCCTTGATAGATCCAATTCATAATGGTATTTAAACTCAGGAAGTTTGGCCAGTTTTTTAATCTGTGTTATATAGTAGTGAAGGGCAACCGTATCCTTCCACCAGGCAAACAAATTTCCCATAGGCAAACATAGCATCTTCGTATTGAACAGTGAAATGCACCGGATAACGGGATAAGTGAATCACTTGATGCACCATACAAAAATGATGAGGCTCTTAGAAAAAGATAATCCTCAGGTTTACCAAGAACCATTATACAGGGGTTTGGTAGGCTCGCGTTGTAATAGAATGAGCAAACGGGTACAGCACAACCGCCCGACGAGAGTAGCGATGTATAGTGACTGCGAACTCACCACAGGGTTCCCAATCAGTTCTGCTGGCAACAGCAGAATTGTGACTGCTCATCTACCACAGTGTACGCACTACTGCTAGATGCGTAAATTACTGTTTTCAGCGTAAGTTAGAAAAGAGAAACGAGCGTAGCGAAGTTTCAGATGACTGTAAGTCATCTTTTACATGACCTTAAGTATTAGCATGGAACTGCTCTTTGATCACACCCACGGCAAACAGGAAAACCAAGACATAGTCATATGCAGGCCCATGGCCGTCATTGATGAGGACGAGGAGACCGAAGTACTGGAAAAAGGTTGGCTGGCACTGGATCATCCCGTGGGCAATTTCAAGGAAGTGTGGTACCAGAGTCGTAGCACACGTGTCAACATGCAGAAGTACCGTCCACGCTACAAGCGGCACGAGTGGCAAGGCGAGGAGATAGGCATAAAAGTGATCGACGCATCAGAGATGGTCAAGTTGTTGGGACTGCCGCACATCTACAAGCAGTACATGGCCAGGAAAAAATTCTCGCAGGACTACGATCCCTTCGCACACTACCACAGGCGTGACCAGTTCATGCTGTTCTACACAGGCACGGCCGACAACATACTGGGATTCACCAAACAGAAGCGATACAGATACCAGGAAGACAACTACGCCAGCATGAACGATCATGACTACCCGGATCTCGCAGGACTGGAGAGTGTGATACATGCCAACACTGTTCCCATTTCAGACGTCACACTGGACCTCGAACTGGAATGGGCCGCCGAGAACTACGTGGCCTACTTCTACATGGGGTCGGGCTATGAAACGTCATCTGAGTACAAGGCCAACTACAGGGGGTTCGAATGGTGGACGGGCACAGAATGGAGCACCAACAAGAAGTTGTACAGGAGTCTGTGTAGGAGGGATTCTAAGGTCGAGACTTTAGCGGATGTCGCCAAGTGCCAGTCACTGATTCCCGATACTTTGTAGACCAGTTCCGGTAGTAATCGGTTTTGTTTAATATATCCGCAAATTTCTTAAGTTTGACTCTGCTCTGTACCAACAGCAGGGTGTACTTGCCATGATTTAATTTTACGTCTTTTACCTTTTCTACTAGTTTAGGATGATCTTCCATTATCAACAGATCCTTGTGTGCGTATGTGTCGTTCAGCTGTGCCGCCAACTTCTGTGTGTAGTGTGGTGTCCATCTCTTGGCGTCTGCTATGATCACCAACACGTCCTTGTTGTTGAAATCGAAATGATCTATGCTGGTCCAGATGTTGGAGTCCGGTTCTGCATCTGTCAGTTCTCTAAAATCAACCTTACCGTCAAGCCTGGCCTGTTTGGCATACGGGCATGGTGGATAGTCCGCAAACATCGGATGTGGGGTCTCGACGAATTCCTTGACCCAACGTATAACTTCTTCCCGTGGACTACTCGTCGTCTTGGGCTTTGATCTCTTCTGGTTCTGTTTTTTCTGTGCTGTCTTCATGTATGCCTTTTAATTTTTCCAGTGCTTCTTCCAGCAGTTTATCCTTGGTGTCCAACTTGGCCTCCAAATCGGCTATCTGCTTGTTCTGTTCGCCTATCTTGTGACCAACCGTCTGCACGTCTGATGTGGCGTGTTCCAGTTTGATCAGAACCTGCTTCATCCGAGATTCCTTGCCCTTGACTTTGTCCAAGGCATCATCACGGTCTTTTGTGATTTCTACGATTTCAGCTTTGAGTTCTTTGACTAGGTCTTTTTCAGACATACAAGTAATAATTATCTGCTTTGTTAGTTGCCATTAAAGTATTATATATTGATTTAGAAGAAAGGTTGACCGCTTTTCTTGGTTGTTTCCATGTTTTCTTTTACCAGCTGGGAAACTATGGTACGTTCGTCCGGTGATAAGACCAAGGCCTCATTCCACGACATTCCGCCACGCATGAACCAACACAGTTTCATCAGTTCCAGTTTGAGATTTTTTACTTGGCTGTCGAAGTCCTTGAGATATGCGATGACGTCAGAGTCCCCCATTGACAGCAGTTTTATCCGAAAAAATTTGAGTTATCAAATGTCACCGGTACTTCGAAAGAAGCCGGTGCACCCTTTGTTATCTGTTCTTCTGTGCTTTTTATTTTTAAAGGTTTCATGGAACATTGGGATCTCAGTTCACTTAATTTTTCTTCAATTTCTGCTGTTGTCTTTGTGTCAACATTTGCAATGAAATCGAATATCTGTTTTCCGTCTTTGACTGCATTGCCGTCCGGGGTCACTATTTCGGCTATAGATTCTATCATCAGTTCAATGTTGATATTTTGCATCTTTTTGAAACTTTCCGCGAATCTTTCTGACTTCTGTTGTTCAGTTAATCCGCTGTCAGCAACATTGGTGTAAATTTTCTGTTGTTCGAACTGTGCAACCTGCACTTTCGTCAGCCTGTCATATGTCAGCGGATCAATTTTTATCTTGAATCCACTTGGTGTTTCTGCGTAATCTTTTGGTTCCAGTCCTTTCACCCCGTCAAGCAGTGCCGGCAGGTTGACTGTCGTGGACTGTGTTTCGTTAATGTCCGGAACAACGTAAGAGATGTCCATTGTTTCTCCGTACGTGGCAATCCTGATGGCCAACAACACTGTGTCGGTATCGTAGTTCACCATTTTCCACGGATTTAAAATATTGGGCACACATGATTTGATCACATCCACGGTGGCCTGTCCGTTCAGCATAGCATCCGGTGTCTTGAATGCCATCTCATCCTTTGCCGTCATTGGCAGTACAGGTAGCTCTCCGGTCTCTGTGGGAGTGAATACATCAGCTGTGTAATATTTGCCCTTGCTGGGTAGATTGATGTATATTTGTGGCTGTCTGTAGTACTTGCCTAATGGGTTAGTATTTTCTGTCATTTTTATATCCTATAAATATACACTAGTTGCGTACATGTGTCAATATTTATGTGCGTACAAAATGACAGGAATTAAAACCGTATGGCAGACATTGACGACGATCTAAGAAGAGTACTGGAAGGTGCTGGTAAGGATATTGGAAAGATCCGACAGGCTCTTGTGGGTTCCTCTAAGGCTATAATAGCAAATACAAAAAATGCAAAGGAAGAAGCCAAGGTTGTTAAACTGCTGATACAACAGAATGAGAAACTACGTAAGAGTCTCAAAGAGAACAATCTGCTTACCCAAGAGCGTAATGAGACCATAGACGACAACATCAAAATCATAGAAGAGCATTCCAAGGCGACCAAACAGGCATCCAAGTCGATGTTCTCCGTCAAAGGTGCGGCCAAGTCGGTAATTAAATTCCTGTTTAAGACAGCAGTGGCGATAGCGGAAACGGCATTGAACCTAGGGAAGGCCAGCTCAAGCGTAAAAACATTTGCAGATGCCATGGACGCCGGACTGGGAGACATCCCGGGCGTAGGTCCCATCTTCAAGAAGTTCGGGAAAGAGCTAGATGACAACACACAGATATTCAAGGGACTTGCACAGTCCGGTGCCACGTTCGGCAGTTCGCTGACCCAGTTTGGTAACGCGGCGTTTGAAGCACAAATGCCTTTCTTGCAGTTCCAGGAACTGGTACAGAACAACACAACCACACTGGCCAAACTTTTTGGATCGGTCAACCAAGGTATTCCGGAATTTGTACAACTGGGCAAGGCACTGAGGAAGTTCCAGATGGACGAACTGGCCGGCTTCGGTATCACCATGGAAGAGACCAATGAATTTTTAACCACTTTCACCGAAATACAAAGAGCACAGGGCAGGGCCGAGGGCATGAATGCCGCTAAATTATTGCAAGGCACAAAGGCATATTCCAAGCAGTTGGTGTTGTTGAGCAAACTGACAGGACAGTCGGTCACAGAACTTGACCAACAGAACAGAGCCAGGGCCACGGACGGTGTGTTGGCGGCCAAGCTGGCCCAGATGTCCACAGAGGACGCACAGAAATTCCAGAAGGTGTTAAACCTGTTCCCTGCTGGCGCCCAACAGGCAGTCAAGGAATTGGGATTGCTAGGAGCACCCGTATCTGACGCCGGTAAGGCACTACAGGTATTGAGTGGGGGTGTGGTACAGGACATCATTAATGACGCAATGAACACCACAGGCGAAATGTCCGCCGAGGCCACAGTTGCACTTTCCAACAGAATTAAATCATTGAGCACGGACATACAAAAAAGTCCGTTGGCCGGCGCATTCGCCGACGCGGCAATGGCGGGTGGTGACGCATTCTTCTCAGAAGGGCTGAACCTCGTGACCGCCATGTCAGGATCCGCGGCAGACATAGAGAAGGTCGTCAAGAGTCTGGCAGACGGAGTAGGACCGGGACAGACCAAGGAACTGGTGAACGTGTCGAGTAGACTTGACCTGATAACGAAGGATCTGCAAAAAGTCAACACCAACCTACTAGAAAAGACAGTGCTGGATCCAGCCTCCATGTTCGGCAAGAGTTTGATTGGCTTCACCAGGAGCAGTAACGAAGTTGTCAAGGCCGTCAGGGACATGGCCATAAAAGTGACCGATGCATTCTTTGACACAGGTTCTAAAGCCAATAACAAAAGAATACATGATAATGAAGCTTATTTGCCAATGTATAATGGATCAGGTGGATTCCAAGATTTCGGGTCAGGTACAAAGGTCGAGCTACACGATTCAGAAGCAGTTATACCAGAGAAAAGTTCATTGGGACAGATGGTGAAAGAGATGATGGCGGTTGGAACACCTGTAACCAACAAAGCAAAAGAACAGATGTCTGCCACTACAAACAACAGCACCAGCATCAACAACAATTCCGTCAACAACAGCACAATGGACATATCCCAACTGGTGAAAACAAGCCAGGATAATTACGAATTAAACAAAAAGGTGGCACAACACTTAAATACGCTTGTAACGATAGGTGCTATGACAGAAAAGAATACCAAATCAACAAATAATTCGCTTGTGAACTTGAGTGGAAGTCTAGTATAATATAAACATGGCTTGGAAAAAATATTTTAAAGACGCAAACACATCTCCAATTAGTGGAGAGAAAGTACCCAACTTCGCCAAGAGGAACTACAGTTCTTACCTTCCGGACGTGTACACGGGACACCCCAACCGGATACAGAGATACTTCCAGTATGACCAAATGGATTCAGACTCGGAGATAAACGCGGCACTGGACATCCTGGCAGAATTCTCAACACAACAGAACACAGAGAACGAGACACCTTTCGATCTTGTGTTCAAGGACGAGACAACGGAACATGAGGTGAAACTTCTCAAGAAGGCACTACAACAGTGGACCCATTCCAACCAATTCCAGAAGAGGATCTTCAGGATATTCAGGAACGCACTCAAGTACGGAGACTGTTTCTTCGTGAGGGATCCAGAGACCATGAAATGGTTGTACATAGACAACGCCAAAGTTGACAGGATCGTTGTGAACGAATCAGAGGGCAAGAAACCCGAGCAGTACGTGATCAGAGACATCAACCCCAATCTACAGAGACTTTCAGCAACACAGATAACACCTAACCAGACCTATGGCGGTGCAGGAACTGGTGGAGGAGGAGCAGGTGGCGGATATGGACAGAGCAACATGAACCAAGGCGCAGGTGCAAACATGGGCGGCGGTGGTGGAGCTGGTGGAAGATTCTACAAGACCATGAACGCATACAACATCAATGCGGAACACGTCATACACATGAGTATGTCAGATGGACTAGACAACCTATTCCCATTCGGACAGTCAGTGCTGGAACAGGTGTTCAAGGTCTACAAACAGAAAGAATTACTAGAGGACGCAATCATAATCTACAGGGTTCAGAGAGCACCCGAGAGAAGAGTGTTCTACATCGACGTAGGTAACATGCCAACACACTTGGCCATGCAGTTCGTTGAGAGGGTCAAGAATGAGATCAACCAAAGAAGGATTCCAAGTGCATCGGGCGGGGCGAACTACATAGATGCAACATACAACCCAATGAGTATAAACGAAGATTACTTCTTCCCACAGACGGCAGAGGGCAGGGGATCTAAGGTGGACACACTGCCAGGTGGTACAAACCTGGGTGAGATCGATGATCTAAGATTCTTCACCAACAAACTGTTCAGAGGATTGAGGATTCCAAGTTCTTACCTACCAACAGGTGCGGAAGATGGCGGACAACAGTACAATGATGGTAGGGTCGGAACAGCCTACATACAGGAATTGAGATTCAACAAATATTGTGCGAGATTGCAATCAATGTTGGCGACAACGTTCGACGATGAGTTCAAACTTTGGATCAAGGGCAAGGGTTACAACATCGACAACAGCATGTTCTCCCTTAAACTGAACCCACCGCAAAACTTTGCACAGTACAGACAGACAGAAATGGACCAAAGCAGAGTGGGAACATTCACACAGGTGGCAGAACTGCCTTACATGAGTAAAAGATTCGCATTGAAAAGATATCTTGGACTTACTGAAGAAGAGATGGCAAGGAATGCTGAACTATGGGCCGAGGAAAACAATGTACCACAGAAGAAACAGACCAAGAACAATGAATTGAGACAGGGCGGCGTGACACAGTCAGGCATATCAAGTGACCTAGACCAGTTCGAGGAACCCGTAGCAGATGCAGATGCACCAGAACCGGGTGCACCACAACCGGGCGTGCCGGGACAGACTCCGGGAGGAGCAGGTGGCACAGGCGGAGGAGGCCAAGTATAATTGGTTAAATAGTAGTAATGAAACTAAACGAATTTTTCACACACACGGCAAACGGTTTTGAACAGGACAAGACATACGAACCGGAGAATGATATATCAGTGCTCGACGACAACGACACAAGGAAGACGAGAATGACACTGATACAGATCAATTCTATGAGACTTGCATCAGAGGCACACGATGCACAGCAAAAGGAAGAGGCAGTGTTCACACAAAAGATGTATGGACAACCTGCAGGAACAGACGATCTAGCATTGTAGTATGGCCGAAGTAGCTTTCGTACTAGGGAATGGCGAATCTCGAAAGGGTATAGACATCGATAATCTGAAGAAACACGGAACTGTATTTGCCTGTAACGGTGTTTACAGGACAGACAAACCCGACTTCCTGATCGCAGTTGACCCTAAAATGGTTTTAGAGATAGCTGAAAGTGATTATCTATTACAAAATAAAGTATATTCCAACTTCAACGCACAATACAATAAGAATCCCAAGATCCTAGAAAACGTGCAATGGTTCAAACCAAGCCTAGGATGGTCAAGTGGACCCACGGCACTGAGGATGGCCTGTGATCACGGATTCAAGGAAATATACATCCTGGGTTTTGACTATCAGGGGCTGTCAGAGGGCGGCAAGAACAACAGATTCAAGGTCAACAACCTGTTCAAGGACAGCAGGAACTACAAGAAGGGCAACGAGCAGGCCACGTTCTTTGGCAACTGGATGAATCAGACTAAAAAATGTCTACAGGACTATCCCGACGTAAAATTCCACAGGGTCATACCCAAAGACTGGTTCCAACCCAAGGACCTACAGTGGAAGGGCAACATAGATCACCCCAGCACAGAAGAATTCCTCGATAAGTTTAATCTTACACGTTAAATTACCTAGATCACTGATAAATATCCGTACAGACTGGTATGTATAAAGGTCCGGTGAATCTCCAAAAAATATTCACTGCACTGTATAGAGGTATTAAAATGACAATCATGTTATAACAGTCCTAACCCATATAAAGGAGAAAAAAATATGGCAACAAGAAAAATAACGGCGAAAGTTATCAAAGAAGCTTCTGGTACTCACACAGGTAGAGACGGAGATTTACTTTTCGACGATTCAACAAACAAACTAGCAATATCAGACGGAACTACAGCAGGAGGTGTTAAATTAAAAGAAACATCTGTTGTTCATGCGGCACCGACTGGACATATTGGTTTCACAAACACAGCTAAAGTGCAGATGGCGAACTCGTTTTCAGCGGTATTGGTTAAAAACACTTGCTATCTTGGCCCGGCTAACGGCGCGGCTATCACGGCAACTTTACCAACGGCGGCTACCTCAGAGATCGGTGATGTTATCAAAGTACAGTATAACACCATCATAGCCAACGGTGCAACACACAAGTATGGTACAGCTACTGAGTTTTTTGAAGGCGGATCAACTGTCTACAAAATGACAGGAGCCACAGGCTCTGCAGTAGGTCTTATCATGTCGGCGGATGTTGCTGACGGTACAGGTGATGACTTCCTTAACTTGGTTGGTCTTACTAACGCAGGACCAGGAATTGGAACAGAAGTTATATTCTCTTTCAACGGTTCAGCATGGTGGGCTGAGGCTAGATGTACATCTTCTGGAACAGGAATTGCGGCTAACCTTTCAGTATTTGCGACTTCGTAGTATTAGCAATTAACTTGAATACACTCAAAAGCGGTGTCTGTTTTTTCAGGCATCGCTTTTTTGTGGGTACTACACAAATCTAGTTTAAAAATTAAATTAAACCACCTTTC